GGGGGACACTTGGCAAATTGTCTCTGCCTGCTTCTCTTGATATGAATTAATTGTGGCAGTGGCAGACTGTACAAAAGTGGAGGCAATTGCAATGCAGAAGATTGCAAACATTGAAGGGAGAATTGCTCGCATTGTACTTATAAAATTAATGTCAGATCAGAATTGAATCGCGGTCAAAGTAGGGGCACTGATTGAAGCATAATGTGCGGCACAATCGTTGATGTTCTCCTGTTCAATGTCGCTGGTGATAGTTTCCAGAATCTGGAGAATGTCGGATCCGTTGTTACCTTGACGCAGAAGGGAAAGAGCCAGTTCGCGGGACATTTGATCAAAAAAAGTTAATGTTTGGCGGAGTCTTTTTTGGGCGCTGCCATTCCCATTGTTCAGGTTAGAATGCCACCAATTGATCCAGATCCCATTGTGGCACAACCTGAACCTCAGCATAGGTGCTGGCGTTCTCTGCCAGCCAAGAATTGATGTGGCGGGTGGTGGTGGCGCTCCACTTGTGCTCTGTCCGCATCCAACCCTTACCAGGCACCAGAGCGGCGACAGGGGTGGAATAGGAGAACAGAACCTCAGTGCCATCCGCGAGGGAGACTTGAGTTTTGTTGCTGCCGATGGCGGAGACTTTCATGGCGGGTTGCCTGAACTGAGATCAGTATAAAGGGTCAGGGTGGGGGATCGGTGTCCCCCTTGTGCCAGTGCCTCAGTCGGCATAAAGGGAGTTGAAATCCTCCACAAACTCCAGCGCCTCATCACCCGTCATGCGGGAGATCATTTCACGGGCGATCGTTTCCCAGGAGTAGTGATCCGCCAGATCACAGATCGCCTCACGGGCATCGGAAGCGTAGCGGTGAGCGGCGGTGATCTGAGCGTAGGTCATTTCCAGGCGGGACATGGTAGATCGGTTGAACTGAGATCAGTATAAAGGGTCAGCGGTGCCCCCATATGGGTCTGGTGGACAGTGCCTCAGTTGGCACACTGGAAACGTCCGCTGTTGAAATTATGATAGGAGAACACCTCACGATTCACGAGTTTGAACATACCAAACTCATTGGTCATTACATAACCCTCAGCGTCAATACGATTGCCGTTCACATAAGCAGCAGGACCATAATTGCGACACAAGTATACACAATCATCTTTGATAGACTTAACCAATGCCCACAAGCGAATCAGGTTAGGATCACAATCAAAGTCCTCAGCAGCAACCTGTTCGCCAGCACGAATGCAGGCGTTGATTTGTTGTTTGATCTTTGCTGCTTCCTTATCAGAAACAAACTCACAAGCGGTAGACATTTGGCGGGCAAAGTCCACAACTTCTTTCACATCAGCAAACGATTCTTGATTGTAAAGAATGTATGCTTCAGGTTTCACAAACTTAACAGTTTCAGTATCATTCCAGATCGCACGGTCAGGCATTGCAACTGCTTCGCGCAGATCATTCTCTGCAAAGTAGCAAGTGTGAGGGGCAATGATAATCTGCTGAGAAACTACCTCAGAAAACTTGTAAGTAATCGTGTTGGGAGTATACTCATCGCTACCGCCAAAACCAATAAAATCACCTTGGTAGACAGTATTGGTGCGAGGAAGATAATCAAAGCAAGCATGAAGAATAGACGCAACCTCACCTTGATAGTGTTGATCAATTTCTTCATGAGAGTGAGCAATGCGAATCTTTTTCTTGTTAAAGACTGCTTTCGTTCCTACAAAGAACTCACCGTTTGCAGGATCAATTCCCCACACAATTGCGGGAGCACCATCAATCTTAACGCTCAAAGTGCCAGGGGCAATGAACCAATCAAGACACGAAAGATCACCAGTGAGAATGGTATCTTCGGGGTGTTCGAGGTGTGTGTTTTTCATGCTCTTAGTATGGCAGAGAATTGAGCGGATCGCAAGAGGGCGTGTGCCAGTTCTCAGAGTGCCCCATTCTCATCAAGAATTCCCCACTGAATGGTTCCCTGATACATGCCAATGTAACGGTTTCCAATACTCAAACCAACGATTTCATCTTCACTATCACCAATCAGATTGACACTGAAATAGAAATAGTTGCTGATAGAATCGGGGGTGCGGAATTTCATAACCTGAATTTTCTCCCAAAGAATAGTAGCAATTGCAGCAACGAATGCTGCGGCAGTGATTACAAAACTCTTCATATCTTGATAGAGTTTCTGATAATCAACCTCCTGCAGTTTCACGAACAGATCATCAGCAGGCGGGAAAGATTTGGTCAGTTCCATTGTGAAGAAAAGGTGAAAGAATCAGTTCAGGAAGGTTGCGGGATTGCCATAATCGGCAATGTGATGACCATTCAAACGAATCTCAGCGTAACCGAATTCCTCTGCCAAATCATAACAGAGATCGTATGCCTGACCCTCATCACTCACAGACTGCGACTCATAAGGGGCAGAGGGGACGATAACTTCGTAACGCATGAGGTTTGTTTGAACTGAAGTCAGTATAGGGGGTCAGCGGTGCCCTTGTGGGGTTTTGGTGGACAGTTCAGGGATTGGACCGCCGCGGCCACTCAGTTTGTGTCACTTAACCACGATACGGTTCAATTCTTCAAGTGTGCTCACATTCCAGTTGGCAATGTCACCATGGGGAGCATACAGTTTGCTATACCATTCCCCATACAATTCAGGATTAATGAGTTGCACCTTCTCTAGAGTTTCTGCAATCTCAACATTCAAATTGTGTTGGAAATTAGTCATCAACCCTCCAGCAGTTCGGGGTAGTATTCTTCACACTCGGTGATCAATTCTTCATCAGAATACTTAGCATAACCCTCATCCAGATAATCATAACAAAGCTGCGTCATTGTCTTGAGATCCATGTCATCCAACATCTGCTGAATGAGTTGATCTTGGAGTTCAGAACGGTTCATGTTAGTGTCAGTTGCCATTGATGATGTTCCAGAATTGTTTAGAGTTTGCCCCAGGAATGTGGGGAAGTTTCTTCTCCCAGTATCCTGTGATGTGACGATACCAAACTTTCAGGATGTTCATGATTCAGTAATCGTATTCGCCGTTAATGTAATCCGTGAGGTTAAAATCTTCTTCTTTCAGTTCAGGAATGTCCAGATCGAAGATCTCACCAGGCATGTCTTGAATCTCTTGCCACATTTCATCAAACATTGGTGTCTCCCTCAGGAACAAACGTAGTATGGCACCGATCAGGGCACGAATCAACCGATGGTGGACAGTACGGGAACTGGCTCACGAACCCTCTGGCTGCCGCCCAGGAGGCGCTAGAATGGGGTCACAAGCGAATGAGGGGTGAGGTAGCCCTGCGGACGACAATTATCGACACTGAAGCAGCTTTGAAATATTAATTGCAAAGTATAAAAAAAGGGAGGCATTGTGCCCCCCCATTTGATTCAGTGATCGCGGAAGATATGCATCGAACGATAAGAAGTTCCATCGTTACATGCAGTGAAATCATAACGCAACGAAGTCTCCCAAGTTGCTTCCCAATCCACTACAATTCCAGAAGGGATATCATAACCCATATCATCATAGAAAGATTCAGCAAACTCTGCCTCATCATTGAAGCAACCTTGATAACGCTCATCACAGCATTCAATATCACTCATGCAACCAACTTCGCCAATGAGAGCATCAACTGCCTCGTATCCGATTGCTTCACCACAACGAACATACTCCTCGTAATAGTTACAGAAGTCGTCCTCATTGTAGGTATCAATGAACTCCAACATGTCATCCAGAGCGTAGTTATCTTCCAGACGCTCTTCAATGAACTCTACAGTTTGAACATTCAGAGTTTCTTTGTAGTTAGCGGTCAGGGTGATCGACATGATGAAAAGAATTAGTTTGGGTTGGGGTGCTGATCTCCCCTACAGCATGTGAAGGATCTTACCTAGGACCTTTCCGATATCGGTGGTTTCGCTAGGAGGGTTCGCTTCTGAAAGTAGTATGGCAGCAGTGGGGGGAGAAATCAATCCCCCTTGTGCCACTTGTCAGACCGTCACACGTCCTTCCATTTCACGCAATTGATTCATGATATCAAATAGTTCCATTTCGTCCATATCAGCACTCTCCATATCTACGGGTGCAAATTCATTCAAATTCACGCTACCGTCAGAATAGATTGGAGCATAGAACAGTTCGTTACTATCTTCCTGCGACAGGGTGAATACACAACCGTAGTTGGTGGCAGTGAGAAGAATCATGGGGCAATCCCTGACGACTTGAGTATCATTGCACCCAGCTGCCCCCTGTGGGCGATTTAGTGGACACTTGAACTAGTGGCACAATGATACTTGATATTGGCAATCGGTGCGCTATGATCGAGAATCGATAGGATTAATGTAGATTAATCAGAATATTGGGAGGAGAATATAATTCTCCTAGCATGAAGAAATATTAATATTGGGATAGAGTTACCAAATACGGTCTAGACTCAGATCTTCAATATATGCCTTCACACGCTCATCGCCACCCAATTCAAACAGTTTTTCCCAATCAATATCGCGTGGGTTAAAGTCTTGAAACACGTCTAGTTCTAGAGTAATACGATACTTGTTTTTCTGTGCGTAAACCATAGGATCTAGGTGAAGTAACTATGTACATGTTACATGAATCTAGAAGGAATGTCAAGTGCATGGTGTATATATGAATCTCGATATGAATCTAGTTGTATATGTGTGAATCTCGATATGTTGATATAATGATATGAATCTAGTTGTATAATGCGAATCTAGATGGGCAATCTAGTTGTATGATGCGAATCTAGTTGAGTCTAGTTGTGAATCTAGTTGTGAATCTCGAAGGATATATGCGAATCTAGTTGTATAATGATATAACGTTATTGTTATATGATATCATGAATCTAGTTTTATATGTGCCCGCCTCCGTGTATTTTTGTTTCGGGGGCGCTTGACATTTTTTCGGAGTTGTGATACAATGCACGCTAAGATCACAAGACTCTGAGGCATTTATAAGACATTTATAAGGCATTAATAAGTTTATAAGACATTAAAGAACTCAGAGACTCTCTAACAATATAACGATAACATTATAAGAGATAAATCACACAAACATATTTAAAAATACATTTATTAATTAATTTAATTGTTTTTTACCATAAAATAAGCATTTTTAGTCATAATTGTTCAATAGTATATTCTTTCCATTCTTTAATCTTACAATCATTCAATAGGAATTGCATCTTATTATAAGGTGCTCTTGGTTTGCGAATTAACCTCATATTGGTTTGTTCTAATAGAGTATTACCTTTCTTTGTATTACAAGAACTACATGCTACTACAAGATTTTCCCATGTATCTTCTCCACCTCTACATTTAGGAATAACATGATCAATTGTCAATCGTTGTGTAGATTCGCAATATTGACAAGTATGATTATCTCTCTTGTAGATCATTGATCTTGATGGTTTGTTCATAACAATCTTAGAAAATGGTACTTTCACATAACTTAAAAGGCGTATGACTCTATTCGATAATATCTGTGCCTTTTCTTTTAAGAGAAGAACTATTGCTCTTTTCCAACTGGTTATGTTTAATGGTTCATAGGAAGAGTTTAATACCAAGATACTGGTATTTGGTTGTATCGTTATACCATTCATGACTCACACTCATTTAATCTCTTTGTCTCCAATCGTCGGGTTTGTCGCCTGTGAAGAAATCAATTATATCGTCTGCACTATTGAAATTTGTTCTATGATTTGAGGGATCGGGATCACCTAAATCTAATGCATTCATGAAGTCGTCCAAACTCCCTTCTTGCATATTTGGATTAGCAGCACGTCTTCTTGCTTGTCTTAGAATAGTTGCAGCAGAACGATTTGATTTTGCTAACTTCTCTGCCCATATCATATCCTCTAAACTTACTTCTTCATGCATTGCGATTTTATCACAGATTGCCTCAAGGCGAAGGCGATATTGCGTAGAGAGCATGTGTGTTATTCAAATAATGTTTATTTATTTCTTAATTCTATCTCTTGCTGCAACTCTTTGGCAAGTTTATATGCGCGTCTCCACATGATATACTTTACAATTGGATTGGCAGGATTATGTAATATCCACCACTTTGTCTTTTCATATTGTACTCTTGCAAGTTGAGTGAGCATATAAAATCCTCTTGCAACTGATTGATCGGTAAGAATCAAATATGCAATACAAAAGAATATAATAAAGTATATGTAATTTGTGCTCATTTTCTTAGTGTTTTCAGATATTCTAAGACAGTATCCCGTACTGCCATAAGTTCATTATAACACTCTTGATTATGAGCACATTGTCTCAATTCAGAATCTGGTTTATGTACTGATTCGACAAACAAATCAAGTCCACGATTCCATTTAGTTTCTTGAGATTCATTTTCCATCTTGTTTAATTGTAACGGGGCAGAAAGGAATAACTTTTCGGATTTCTTGGACTATTTCTGTTTTTTGAACTTCAGTTAATCCAACAACTCTTTGAATACGGTAAATGATATTCAAAGCTTGTGAACAGGTAATAATGGTTGATGCAGTGAGAACAACCATGTCTATTCTCTTATTCTATTACTATTTAATACAGTTTATGATATTTTAATGATTCAATCCCAACTTACATTTTGTACAAGGAAACCAGGCATTACATAGGTCCATGCACCAAGTTCTTGACTGCCACCAACTTTATACTCCCATTTGTACTCAAACTTATTGTGACTATCCCATGTCACATATCCTTGTTCTTTATCAAATCGTCCTTTGATTGTCAGAGCATGTTTATTGGAGAAAATATTACGAGTGCGAAGAGAACCGCCCTTTTCGCGAGTTTCAATCACAACACAAGTGTCAGGATAGGTTTGAATACCTGCCTCAAGAATACATGGAGTTTCATATCGAAATGGTCGATATGTAGTGACATTTTGACCATATGCTGGTACTGAAAAAAGAAGTGCAGCAAACAACAATAGTTTTTTCATGATCATTTCATTCAATACATTTCATTTACTTTTCCAGGTTATCCAAATATTCGGAAATAACCTTAATGAAGTCTTCTTTGGTGAAGGTGTTAAGAATACTTTCCCTAGGATCATTTTCATCCCAGGTGATAGTGAGAGATCCGTCTTGTTCTTCATTTACTTCAATCGTCATAATTACTGTCCCATGGTGCTTTACGTTCTAAAACTCTTTTGACCCTTTCCATTACCTCTGGGTCTGGTGGTTGATTCAACCTATCAACAAGAGCGTCAAAGTTTTCTTTTGATAGAATAATCTTTTCAGGTTTTGCACCTTTACCCCAGAACTTTTCAAACTCCCATTTGTAGTTCATATCCAACCATCCAGCATTTAGAGAACTCCAAAACTCTCCCCATACATGATAGTCATCAAAGCGAAAACCTTCATGACCAATCAACCGATACCACCACCAGAATGGAGTATAACGGAAAAACTTATTTGAGATAATCAGTTTATGAATATTCATTTATCTTTAATTACACAAGAACTTCCAGTACAGTTTAATTCGCCAGAAGTTCCAGATACTGTAGAAGTATGTTGTTCAGTTTTATCTGGTTTGATATTTGAGTAGACCATACCAGCAAGACAAACACCAATAAGAGAGAAAAAGATAACGTTGCAAAGTTTCATTGTGCTAACCTCAGTTTACGTTCTTTTGAAGAAATGTGCCCGTAAAATATATCATCATAAGGATAAATGTAATCGTCATACCACCCAGAACAAAGTGCTTCCCAGAAGTCACAATAGTCTCCAGAAACATAACAATCCCAGGCATACCAGAAGTCATGAAATCCGTCAATGAAGAGTTCCAATTTTGTTGGTTCTTTGAAGTTCATGGTGTTTCATTACTCCAATAGTATCTCAGTCTATCACTATCAGCAGAAATATTCAAGTGGTAGATCTTGTCGTCTTGTGTGTAAATTCCAACCCACAGACTGCGTTCATTCATACTTTCCAAGTGAAACAACTTCACCTCTTCCAGTACGATTTCATCAGGGTTTTCAATAAATCTACTCATTTTGCCTCCCAGAACCTACCATCAGAACCACAAGAATAATCAAGTGATTCCCAACATTTAGCACGGAGCATGTCACAGAACCTGCTCTCATTACCAGTTACAAGATTTGTAGAAGTATTTGGGGAAGTGCAAGTATCGTGTCGGTGTCCCATTCCAAATAAATGAGAGACCCAATCCCGACGATAATACTTACAATCTTTACAAAGTTTCATTGGTATGGGTTTTTAAGGTTGTCTAGGATAGCATCAAAGAAAGCAATGCGATCCTTGTCGTATTCTACATCAACACCATGAGAATTGCAAAAATCTACAATGTTCTTTTCAGTTTTAGTTGGAGAATAGATGTTGCGGAACCTCGCATAAGTGATATGATCCCTGAACTCTTGCTTCATGGTCTCAAAGAGTTGGAATAGTTCTTGTTGTGTAAGTTCTACTTCACGATCAGTTGATTGATGTCCAGTAAATTTGATGTTCATGATAGGTTAAAGTGTAAATGAGTTTTCCATGTACCAATGGTTTTCTTTTGTAACATATCAGCAATCACATGGGGAATAAACCTTGTATATTTGTCCAGAAACTCTCGCTCTGTAAGTTCATCACACCCGCGTAGATAATAATCATTATTAACAAAGTTTGCAAATTTTGCGAACTCATAATCTCTTTCTCCATCAAGATTATAACGACAGATTTGCAACCACACAGATCTACCTTCACCAGTCGCAAAGTAATCAATCACAAAGAAACGATAGAATGGTTTATCCATTATTTTCCTCCTTCAGTTTTCTCACTCGTTCAAGAAACTCATTACCTTGTTCATACAATCGTGTAATCAAATCCTTAATATCTTCAATATCAATCACATTATACTCAACATTCATATTCTCACAACGGAGGGCATCAATCATACATTCAAGTGTCATTGCCTGCATATGTTCTGGGGTGATTGGTGTACCGTGAGGAAGACCAGAACATTCTTCATTATAGAAGTGATTATATCGTCTCAGGACAGTATCAGCACGTTCTCTACTTTCCCATTCTTCCTTCTCAATCTCAGCAAGTTTCAGCATAGCATCACCGTGCTTCTCATAGAGTTCATCAAGGGCAGCAAGTGCCTTATTTTCTGCCTCTCTTCGTGCTGCCTCTTCTAACATCTCTTCGTGCGTAAGATTTTCAAGAACAAGGTCTTTTGCAGAATCTTCCATTTTTTTCATATCCTGTTTGTAGATAAGTTCTTTCAACCTCTGTTTGCCGTATTCAGTGAGTTCGTGTTTTTTGTTGCGGAGTTCTTCTACTTCTTCTTGTGTGAGACTAACCCACGGCATGTCTTCATTCATAATACTCTTTCCTCACACATTCTATTTCAAGGTCTTCTACCCTGTCTTGCAAGTCCATAATAAGTTGAAGGATTTTCATAGTATCCAGATTACCATTTTCATCAGCAACAAGAGAAAGATATGATTGTTTTATAATCTCTTGCTGTTCTTCAAATGGTTTGAGATACCATTCCTTTCTTTGTTTTTGAGTATATTTGTCCCAACCTAATGGATTGTATCTCATCGTAGCATCCCCTTAATTTTTTCAAGACAATGATTAAATCCATCCACAAGTAATTCAGTATTTACATTCTGACTTCCTGCTGCTGATTGTTCTTTCGGCAACCAATCTTCTACCAAATCTACAACATCATTACAAGCATCAAAATCATAACCAAGTTCATCTACCAATCTATTAAAAAGTTTTTGTGCTTCGTATTTTTTCACCAACCTATTCACAACCTCATCCATAGGTTTTGGATTATCTTTCTCATCCCATTCTACTTCATCATAATGTTCAGGTTCATCAACCACTCCATCCTCCTTTGCTGCATTCCAACCATACCGAAAGATATTCCAGGATTGAATATCAAATTTAGTTGCATCTGAACCAGTTTCAGGATACTTGCCGAAAACTTCTTTATATGCTTCTTCTACTGGTGTCTTTGGTTCTTCTACTCTCTTATACTTCACACCCATAATGGTTGCGTAGTCTCCTTCTATAAGAACTTTTGAGATGTCGGTTTCAGTCATCGGTCTTCATTATAAAATACAAATCCTGTTGCTGTTTTTTCACAGTAGTAATAATACTCTTGGAATACACCATTCATAAAATCTTCAAGTGTTTCCAGTTCATCACTACCAGTTGAATGATAACAGTCTAACACAAAATCCTCATACTCACCAACAAAACCACAGAAACGGTCAGGAAACTTTGAAATACTTTTATCTGGGAAGAGTTCATAGTAAGTATCTAATACTTCCTGCCCATATTCTTCTAGGATTTCTTCAAACGTCATAAGGTTGCTGTGGGTCTTTTTTCCAAATTTCTTTGTAGATAATCCAAGGTTCTTCTTGGTGGGTCATTTGAGCAGTCCAGTGGTATCCATTCTCATCAACAGCATCAAGATAATGAATGCGTGTCTTGGGATCAATTGTGCGTGTGATGTGTGTGAATTTAACTCGTTCAATCATTTTACTCCAAGCAAGTCCTTTTCAAAATCAGTCAAACGAGCAAGAAGTTCTTGTCGTTTTTGTTCTTTGATTTCTTCTTGTCGTTTTTCTTCCAACATTTCATCAAGAACATCCATCATAGCATCAAAACAATAATTACCCTTGTTCCAATCACTCTCACCTTTTTGAGTGATGACTACCTTTTCATCAAAGTTTTCTGGACGGAACATTTCATAGATACGAATTACATAATCACCATCTTTGTCCTCACGAACCTCAACACTTAAATCAAGTTGGTTTGCTTTGGAAAAGAGTTTGAGAAGTTCAGTTTCTCTGATAGTCATTTCAGTTCTGGTGTTGTTTGAGGTGAAGTTGGATACATTCCATAACATTATCAAGAGTTAGAGCACTACCCTCATAGTAGTAATCCATATTCATTACATCTGTGACTTTGTGGATACATTCCATAACATTATCAAGAGTTAGAGCACTACCCTCATAGTAGTAATCCATATTCATTACATCTGTGACTTTGAGTTTGTAATAAAATCTATCACCAGGGAAATACTGGTGGATGTCTATGTGAGTTTCGTAGTCCATCGGTTTGTTTCTTATGAAGTCATTATAAGGCAAAAGGAGCACCTGTGGAGATGCCCTGTGCCAGTTCTTCAAGTGTCCACATAAACCTCAAAGGTGATTTTTGTTCCATACATTATATCCATTTCCACACTCATAGTGGATACTTTTGCCTCACCTTTTTTGACTTGTTCTACGACTTGATGAAAAGAAACATTCACACTATTAATATCATAAGTTTTGACTTTACTAACAGGAATAGTTGAAGTGTCCCGAAGTTTTTTCAGTTCTTCTGCGTATGACTTTTCACCCTTATAATAATCTGGTTTTGGTTCTTCTTTCTTTCCGTAGAGTTCATTATATTTTTCTATGAGAGGATTATTCATCATACATCAACCCATACAAAAGAAAGACAATTTTTCATAAACCAACGACTAATAGCAGTCGGTTTCTTCCTCATATAATACCTCAAATATCCCGAACCAAATGTGTAATAACCGACTTCTTTACCACCTTCTTTAATTACAAAATTGGAAGTAATATTACTACCAGTCGCAGTAAGTTTAGAGTAATCTAATTTTGCTGGAAAACTTCCATTCTTGCGAGCATACTCAATATCCTCAATAATCCTGGTAATCTTTTTACTAAACTGATACTCTTGATAATATTTGAGTTGTGCGAACTTGTATTCTACATCCTCAACCTGTTTATCAATCTTCTCATCAAATTCCTGTGAGATTTCTTCTAATGACTTGCGTGGTAGTTCAAGTTTGAGTTCTTGTGGATCATTTGGAAGTGTGAAGTATTCTTTGATGAGTTCATACTTTTCATATCCTTCACTCGCATTAGTAATCAAACTCATACACTCAAAGACATTCTTTACATCTGTGAGTGTTTTGATTTTACTTACATCTAATTTATGGTTTAGTGGTTCAGTCATCGCAGGTTCTTCTTGATTTCATTCAAACAATCATTCCATCCTTGGTTATATCCCATCTCATCTTCTTCATATTCCAACTCATCGGGCAACCATTCTTCACTAACATCACCATACTTCCCGTGCTTCACATCGTTGAACCACAATCCTTCAAGAAGACGACAAGTTTCACCATCAGTAATAAGTGTCAAATTATTACCATCAAGATTCTTCGTGTTTTTACTTTTATACCAAAGAATATTATGTGAATAGTCCATACGAACATAAAATTCATCATTATAAGAAACACTCTCAAACTTTCCCACTTTTACAAGGTTCATTCTTGGTTGAGATTTATGTGTCTCAATCTCTTTGAGGAGTTCAAGTTTCTTTTGAAGCACTTTGATTTCTGCTTCTGTTTTTTCAATATCTGTGTTAAAAGTCATTTGGTTCAAGTAAGGAGTAGCATCCATCACACCATCTTTGATTGCTTGTCTAAAAGCATTACGCAATCCATCGGCAACTTCTTCGGGATGTTGCTTCCTTGGTTCCCAGTTTGTTGGTTGTCCTTCGTTGATTTCAGTTGGTTTCCAATCGTTATTCATTTAAGTGATTACTCATAAGGTCATTATACATCAAAAAAGAGCACCCGTAAAGTGCTCTTGTGCCTGTTTGAGAAGTGTCCTTACACTATTCTCACTCGTTTAGAGGTGTCTATTCCATTTTTCTTTTGATAATTTGAAAGAGCACCTGCGTTTGTGATAAATCCAGTTTCAAGACACATCCATCTTTGAGAACTTGTTTTTTTACCTCCTATTTTTCCACCTTTTCTTCCATTTTCCGTCATTTTTTCTTTGCTTTGTCCGTGTATTGCAATTCCAAGTTCATATGTTCTATTTCCACACTTTCTACCATTTTCAACCATCTGTTCTTTGGTTATTCCGTGTATTCCTATTTTAAGTTCGTATGATTTTTTCCCTCCTTGTTTCCCATCTTCACTCATCTGTTCTTTTGTTCTTCCGTGAACTCCAACACCAAGTTCATATGCTCTTTCACCTCCTTTTTTTCCAGAAATTTTACCAGTTCTTTTACCATTTTCACTTCTTTGCTCTTTGGTTAGTGAATGAACTCCTAAACCAAGTTCATAACATTTATTTCCACTTTCACGCAAAACTTTTAGAGATACTTTACCACCACAACTTTCATTTAGACACCATTTATCTGTATTAAAAAATGGTTTTATCAATCTTTCTTCAATTTCTTGTGCCTTCAACCAACCTTCATCCGTAAAATCAAAAAGTTGAAGTATTTTTTTCTTTGCTGTATAAAGTTCCCAACACCATTTATTTGTTACAGGAGAACCCCAATATTCTTCATTATATTTCTTTTCCTTTTTTACTCCATAATAGTAATATGGAACTTCTTCAAAGGTAATCTTATATGTGTATATTCTTGGACTTTGTGAAGTCATTTCTATTCTGTTGAAACTGCATTACTATTTATAATAGAAAAGGTGCCCGAAAGCACCTAATCTGTCCGTAGAGATTGCAGTTTCAACAGACATTTTTATTTATCAGTTTTTTTCCAAGATGGATTTGATTTGTTTGAGATTATCATAAAGTTCTTTATTGAAGTCATAACATTCAGTCAAATATTCTATGTTGTTGTCCTCATAGTTAGTTTCCTCACGGATTTCCCAAGACAAACCATCCATATCTGCTGCGGTTTCTGTGAGAAAGTATTCAAGTGTTTCAAGTAAAGTCATTTTCTAATCACAGCAATTACTTTACGGTTTGGATACTTCTCTACAATTATATCACGAGCACTCTCATAATCAATAGCATCCTTTACGGTTTCATAATACACAGTTTTATCTGCGTCATCCCAAGTTTGAACTTCGTAAGTCATTTCTTCTCCCAAAAAGGGTTTCATTTCAATCCACTCATACAAATAGAACAA